GGTTGAGGATATAGAACGCCTCCTCGTATCCAGATGCCGGGCAAGCGCAGGCCTCAATATTCCCCGCCTGGCGCAAGCTTATATAAGCGTCGATCACAAAGGGCAATACGATAGTGCCCTCGATCTTCTGGATATACTCAATCTTCATAAGCGCCTCAACTATTCCAGAGTGTGTGCTCAGCCAGGCGGCGCGCTTTGAGCGCCGATAGTTCCGTTTCGCGGCCATTTACAACGCCGTGATCCCATGCAAGGATTTGCTCGGCCGCCGGCGCATACTGGCCGGCATTCAGATCGCGCAAGAGCGTAGAGCCCTGAAGGCGTCCGGCTCCGAGGTTGAAAACGAAATCAACCAGCGCGTCGAACTGGCCCTGCGTGAGCGCCACGCGCACGAGGTGCGATACGGCTCCCTCGGCGCTGGCCACGTCGGTGCTCAGAATAACGGACGCCTCGGTCTCGCTTATTCCATTAGGAAACTGGTTCGGGTGAGTCAGCTTGTGGCCATAGCCGATCGTCGGAAACCCGGCAACGTCGAGGTAGGTGCTGGCCCGGAAACCCTCGGATTTCTTGATAAGATCGAGTCCAGTCTGGCTCGTCTTCATTTGAACCTCTTTTCGTAGAAGCCGCGGTCAAAGAAAGGGAACCACTCGACGCCGAAGCGATTGATTACGCCGGCGGCGTCCTGAGTGATCCGCATTTCAAGAAAACCAACGTGCGCGCCGAGCTTACGCTTGCGCATGAACAGCGATTGATCTTCGGTACACCCGGCCTGCACGCAATGCACCTCGCGCGGGTAACCGTGTTCAAACTTGTGATAGTGGCCGATGATGAGCACGTGTGGTTTCTCGCCGCCCTGATAGCTCTCCACGAGCTTCTGCGCCGTGTAGCTTGTGGCGTAGGCGGAACCGCCGCCCGGATGCACTACGCGCATCACAGAGGCCCCGGAGCCGCACCGCAGCGCAACGTCGGCCTCGGCGTATCCCAGGTAATGCAGATCTTCGCGGCCAGCGTCTTTTGCGCGGCGCTCCATATAGCGCCCGATCTCGATGCCTTCGCGCTGCGCGTACCAGCCCTCGTGATCGTCGCCGGCGATGAAGTGGGTAACGATTCCTTTGCGCACGGGCCATTTGTCGATCAGGTAATCGATCTGGTTATCCATGCCGGGCGCGGTGAGCAACTCGGTTTTATTGAAACGAGCCTCGCCGTCGATCATGTTGCCGGCGTTTAACACGTGGCGTATGCCGCGGCGCTCAAAGTGGTCGTAGGCCGCATTGAGCACATCGAGCCGGCTGTACACGCTGCAGAGATGGTTATCCGAGGTGATGCCGTAGAGTTGCTCCTGGCCGGGCTTTGCCCTCAATTCAAAACGGCCAGGCGCGATATTGATGGTTGAAGCCATCTCGAACTGGCCGTCGGGATGCTTTACCAACAGAACACCGCGCCGCTCCATGCCGGCAAGCAAGCGCCGCACCTGGCCGGGCTTGACACTGAGCACCTCGGCCAGATCGGCTGGCGATGCCGCCGTGCGCTTAAGTTGCGCGCGGATCGAGGCCTCAATCTCTGCATCTGTCTTCTGTGGGGCCGGCTTGGAATCGCCGCGCACGTAATCACCGACGATGGTGAAATGTACGCCCACGCGCCTGGCAATCGCCCGATAAGTCAACCCTTGTTTGTGGAGTTTGGCGATTGCTTTCTGCTTTGCAACAGAAATCTTCTGGAGGGCCATTAGTGCCTCACAATACTGAGAATGTGGTAGACAAAATCCGTGGCTTTGTCGGCAAATGCCAGCATGAGCACCACGCCTGCTCCGATCCACGTAAAGCGCTCTATGCGGACGATGCGGCGCTCGTGATTCTCCTGCTTTGCCTCGATGCGCGGAAGACGACCCTGCGGGTTTTCGCCTTCAACCTGGCCGAAGAGTTGTGTGCGGAATACGCTTAAATCCTCACGAAACCCGCGTAGTTCGCTTGTCAGCTCATTGATAGCGATCACATCGGCTTGCGACACTGGCACTCCCTCTAACTCCACCTTGCCACTTACAAGGCAAACCGAACAAAGACGGGCTGTTACTCGACCGTGAAGCTATCAAGAGTGAAAGTGCAGACGTTGTCGCCTGTGCAGGAGATGCCATGGCCCGCGAAATCCTGGCCCCCGAACGTCCATCCGCCATAGAGAGACTGGCTGAGTGCTTGCGCCTCAAACTCATCCTGGGCGGCTGCTATCTGAGCCGGTGTCATATTGGCTGGATCGAGGTTCTCAATGTGCTGGCCGTCTACATCTGTCCACAGACGCCAATCCAGCGGGCAAGATACGCTAAAGGTCCCATCCGCTAAAATGTCGAATTTGTTTGCCGTACACCACCAGCGCATATCAGGGTCGAGAAAGTGATCGTGCGGCAGCTCGATAAACAGCCTGATAGCCGGGGGGTCTACATCTGAAACCGAGTAGGGATCGGCGACGGTGGCCGTGATGTACTCGGCACCCGCGATTGTTGGCTTCAGGGTCATTACCGTGGCTATCGTCGCGCCCTTGCCATTCCATGCGGTCTGCACGTAACCGACCAGACCGGGATCATTCGGGATTTTGTACGGATCGCCGGGCGTCATGCGCGGCGCTTGATTCAGGCCCCAGAGTGAGTAATAGACGCCGGGGGTGGGGTTCTGCGGCGCGGCGGCGGGAAGATTACTGCAGCCGGTTACGGTGATACAGAAAACGCAGCAGACGACGAGCAGCAGGAGCGTTAAAAGTGAAACTCGGCGCATAGGCAGCCTCTAACTGCACCGTGCGCCGATGCGCGAAAAGGGCACAAAAAAGGCCGCGCAGGGCGGCCTTTCATGAGCGATAGAGAGTTATTCTATTGCTCAAAAGAGAGCTGGCTCGTACTTGCGTACAATAAAATCGACAGTTCCCCAAAAGCCGAGTTTTACTTTGTCGGGGTGCAAGAGCTGGTGCGTCTTCCACTGTGCGTCGGCCAACATTTTGTCGCTGCTGGCACTCATGCCGTCGAGATGCTTTACCAGATCGTCGATGTGCGGGTCGTCGATCCTGGCCGTGGCTGCACCCGTGAGGGCCGATGTTGCCTTGATAGTCGTATCCAGATCTGCGACGTCCTGATTGATCTGCTTAACCGCCGGCGTTGCTGCGTCAAAGGATGCCTGGATTGAATCGATTGCCGGGCCGAGGTGCTTTGCCTGGGCGTCAACGGTGGCGAGGGTTGTGTCGGCCTGGGCAATCGCGTCGCGCGTCTCGACGAGGGTTTGATGAGCATCGGCGGTAAGAGCCGTAACGGCCGCGGCCTGATCTTTTGAGCTGGCCGCCCACGTCGCGGTGGCCTTATCGAGGTTGCCAGCCGTTGCGTAGAGCTTAGATTCAACCGCCTCGGCGCGGGTTAGGGTCCCGTTAAGGTGAGTGACCACTGCGGGCACATCTCGCACCGCGAGGCCGATGCGCAGAAACGCATAGGCCCCGCAGGAGAGAAATGCAATGAGCGAAACAAAGGCTGCAATCCAGCCGGTGCGAATCCATTGCATGATGTGCCTCGTTAGCTTGCGGTTGGCGTAGATGCGGGCTCAACCGCGGCGATCACGTCGTTAACCATGGACTGAATACCGGCGACGATGCCGGTTGCCTTGGTGACGCTGGCCGGGTCCTTGATGTGCCCCGCGCTCAGCAGCGACGCGAGGTTGGCCTGAATAGAACTCAGAAACGCCGGCACACTTGCGGTGCCGCCATTTGCGAGAGTCTTTGCAACGACGGCCAGGTCGGCCTGCACCTCGGTTGCAATCGGGTTGACGATGGCCGCGGCGGCTGGATCGACAAGCGCGAAGAGGATTTCAGCCTCGGGCGCAATCTCGTTGACCACGGCCAGGGCGCTGGCGGTTTCCTGCGGCGCATTCTTGAAAACCTTTTTGAACCAGGCTTCCACATCAGATACAACAACTTTGAAACTCATAGATTGCCGTGTTTCTTTCTGCGGCGCGTCCGCCGCGGTTGCTGAGGTTGATGGTTGAGGGCTCGTGCTATGCCGCGGGTGCGGCTGGCGGGTCGGGGGTATTCTTGTCGCTCTTGCCGTGAAACAAGGCCGCGCCCGTCATGGCCACCGTGCCCGCAAAGGTAAACAGGTCCTTATCGTGCCTAAAGCTGGCTGTTACCGCAGTGGCAACGGCAAGCACAAACAGCAGAAAAGCCCAGACGTTATCGGCGATGGTGTTTAACATTCCGCCTCCACATTTTCAGCATGGGCCGGGTGCGGGAAACTCGGCCAACTTTGGCTTGTGGCTTAATATGAGCTGTCGTGGCCGCTGCCGCTGCCGGCCGCGCCTGCGCTTCTTCCGTGCATAGCGCGCGACCACGCAGGGGCCACCACGTTACCCCACAGATTGCACTCGGTCACCCCGGTGGCAGAGTTATTGCATGTGGTGTGGCAAGCTGCGGGGGCCGTTTGAAAATTCACAGGCCACGAGTTGCAACCCGCCGAAGTTTCAGAGCCCTCGTCGTTTTCGTGCTGATAACCGTTGTATTGAACTTGCACTGACTTGTATCCAGCGGCCGCGATCGCCGCCGGTAAAAGCGCCTGCGCTCCGGGGATTACAACCGAATCGTAAAGAGACGTTACCTGGGTGATAGGCGGAGCGCCCTTGGCAATCCACGTCGAGATGTACTGCATTGCGCTTGCATCCCAGGCAAGAGCTTCGGCAGTCGAGTTAGACGTTGGATCGCCGCCAAAAACCGCATCGCATATTCCATGGCCGGCGGTCGAGCAATAACAGTTAGAGCCGCCCGAGCTTAAGTGCGATCCGTTATCCATACAGGTGGACGCTGAGTTAGTGACGATCGAGGTCACCACCCAAGTCGTGTTTGAACTGGCGCAGGCTGAATTTCCATCCGTAAGATACTTCCCCACCGGACCCATGCCAATCACGAGCGCGATCCCGCCGCCGGCCGAGTCGCCCATAAGGGTTATGTTTTTCCAATTACCCGGCAATGCATTTGTTGTGGCATAAGATAAAGCGCACGCGGCCCCCTGTCCCATCGCGGGCCATATAGGGTTGCCGGTGTCCGTCTCAACCGGATATCTCAGCGCATAAACGGCATAGCCGTGGTTTGTCCAGTCTGTGATCTCAAGGCAATTATTCAGGCTGAGATTCGACGTATTCGGCGACCAGCATTGCATGTCCGGTGGGTTCTCGTAGCTTCCCCCTGCCATGTAAAAAATAATGGGAGTGTTGGCGGTGACTGTGGCGGGCGCATAGTAGTACAGCGAACACGCGCCCGAGCAGCCGCTCGGCTGGTAGGTGTAAGTCGTCGTCTGTGCCTGGGCACCCAGCGCAAAGACGAAAGCTAAACAGAGGGCGTAAAAAAACTTCTTCATAGCTGTTTTCCTTAGTAGGGCCACATGATTACGGCGGCTGAGATATTGGTGGATGTGCCGACATTGATAGAAGCCGAACCGGAGGATATCGAACCGCTGACTAAAGCCCACTCGCAAGCTTGATATCCGGTCGTCTTCGATGATGTGTCGGAGGCAATTAAGGTGGCCGCTGTACCACTAATCGTGCCCGCAGACCACGTGTTGCTTACTCCGGTTGACCCGCACATAACAACCATGCATCCATGCGATCCGGCCGTGCAGTTAAGGCTGGAGATCGTCAGAGAAGACGCCGAAGAAGAGGTATGACCCGTGGCCGTAACCGCCGTGCCGCATGTGGCGCACGTGAAATCCAGCGCCAGCGAAGATGCATTCGCCAAAGAGGTGCTGAAGGTGCTGGTTACATTGAAGGCGCTGTTGGCCGATGTGGTTACCCCGTAACTCGCCTCCTGGGATGTGGTTAAGCTGTTATCCGGCGTGATCGCCGTCAAAGTGCCGGATGCCGTGGTCGTCGCCACGCACGAAGTATCGCTGGCAATGGCATACTGGCAGGCGCTTACAATAATGTCGCCATTCGCGACCGATATATTGCCGCCCGAGCCCGTGGTGGTGTTCGTGTTGATTGACGTGGCACTGGTGGTGTACCGGGTGACATAGCTGTAAGCATTGAACGTCGCGGCTGTGCTCGTGCCGCCCGTCCACGCCATGCATGGATTAGGGCTGCTCGAAGTCGTGTAAGCAAGGTAAGCATTCACAGTCGGGGTCGAGCCCGTACAGATGGGCGTGCCCAGAATGCTCACCAGTAAACCTGTCAGAATATTTACGTCGCCACCTTTGGCCACCATGCCAACTGTAGAACCGGTGGGCAGCAGAGCTTCGGGATTACCAGAATCCACCGTGGATGTGTAGGGGAACGTGTATCCCGAGGATGGGTCCGAGCTTGGCGCGGTTTGCCACGGCGAAATACCATGTCCGCTGCCGTTCGAGCATATCGGGTAGACAAACTGGCTGCCGTTGTATTGAGCCGTGCAGCTCGTTACAGTGGACGCCTCAAGCGCCACGAGCGGGAAATTTAGAAAGCAGCTCGGCCATGTGTTTGTGATTCCTCCGCCAGATGGCTGCGTAAAGTTGATGGTATAGAGCGCGCCCGTAGTGGCGCCTGTCGGGCATGATGCGCTGGTTACGTTTGCCGAGGGCGATACGTTGATTACTGTGGCTGCCGAAACACTTCCATAGGTCGCGGCACCGCTTGAAAACGATGCGGAAATCACACCGCCGCCAGCGCCGGCCGGGCCGGTTGGACCTGTTGGGCCGGTGGGCCCTGTCGGACCCGTGGCACCGGTTGCGCCTGTAGAGCCGGTTGCGCCGGTGGCACCGATCAGCGATGTGCAACTGCCTGGCCATGCGCCAGAGGCTTTGGGGCCATAGAGGCACGAGTTGGCGGTGTTAAGGTAGAAATCACCATTGACACCCGTGCCACTGCCAGGTGCGCCCGATCCGTTCCAGACGGTGTTTCCGTTGGTGCCAGCGGCACCGGTGGCACCCGTCGCGCCCGACGCGCCTATCAGCGATGTGCAGCTACCCGGCCATGCGCCAGAGGCTTTGGGGCCATAGAGGCACGAGTTGGCGGTGTTGAGGTAGAAGTCGCCATTGACGCCCGTGCCGCTGCCAGGCGCGCCCGATCCGTTCCAGACGGTGTTGCCATTGGTGCCAGCGGCACCATTGCTGCCGGCCGCGCCTGTGGCACCCGTCGCGCCGGTGGCACCCGTGGCTCCGGTTGGCCCTACCAACGATGTACCGCTGCCGGGCCACGCGCCCGACGCCTTCGGTCCATAGATAACATTGGTTGCGGTGTCAATGTAGAAGTCACCATTGACGCCGGTTGCGCTGCCAGGAGTGCTGGCACCATTCCACACGGTGTTGCCGTTGGTGCCAGCGGCACCAGTTGCACCGGTTGCGCCAGCAGCGCCCGTGGCACCGGTTGCGCCCGTCGCACCTGTAGGGCCTACCAGCGTGGTACATGAGCCCGGCCATACACCGGATGCTTTGGGGCCGTAAAGGCACTCGCTGGTTGTATCCAAGTAGAAGTCACCATTGACGCCGGTTCCGCTGCCAGGAGTAGTTGAGCCGTTCCATACAGTATTGCCGTTGGTGCCAGCGGCACCAGTTGCACCGGTTGCGCCAGCAGCGCCGGTGGCACCTGTTGTACCCGTCGCGCCGGCCTGAGCCAAGAGCGCCCAATAGCTTGCATTGGGCGGCGTCTGGTTGGTACTCGTGGCGATGGCAATATAAGACGAGCCAGCCACATCCACGGCGTCGTAAATGGCATAGGTATTCGATGCCGACCACGCGCCGCGCCAGTTGGTTGATCCGCCTGAAGGTCCCTGCGGGCCGGTGGCACCTGTGGGGCCTACCAGTGATGTGCCGGTGCCGGGCCACGCGCCCGACGCCTTCGGTCCATAGATCACATCGGTCGCGGTGTCAATGTAGAAGTCACCATTGACGCCGGTTCCAGAGCCGGGCGTCGACGCGCCGTTCCATACAGTGTTGCCGTTGGTGCCGGCGGCACCAGTTGCACCGGTTGCGCCAGCAGCGCCCGTGGCACCGGTTGCGCCCGTCGCGCCGGCGGGGCCTACCAGCGTAGTGCATGAGCCCGGCCAAGCGCCCGAGGCTTTAGGGCCATAGAGGCATTCATTGGAGGTGTCGAGGTAGAAGTCGCCATTGACGCCGGTTCCAGAGCCAGGCGTCGACGCGCCGTTCCACACAGTGTTGCCGTTGGTGCCAGCGGCACCGGTTGCGCCTGTCGCGCCAGTTGCACCGGCAGGACCCTGAGAGCCCGTGGCACCTGTTGCGCCAGCAGGGCCTGTTGGACCCGTGGGGCCGGTTGCGCCGGTTGCCCCGGCCGAGCCGGTTGCGCCGGTTGCGCCTTGAGGCCCCGTTGGGCCGGTTGCGCCGGTGGCACCTTGAGGAATCGTGAAGTTGAGCACGGCCGCTATATTTGAGCCGACGTTTGTAACTGCGGCGCTCGTGCCTGGCGCGCCCGTGGTAGTGGTGCCGATGGCAACCGTGGCGCTACCCAGCCCGGCCGGCCCTTGCGGCCCCGGAGGCCCGATGGATTGCACCACAAGGGCCGCATTGGTTGGCACATACTTGGCCAGGTCGCACGTAGTAACGCCGCTCGTCGTGGTACACCACGAACTCTGCCCGGAGCTTGCCGGCTGCAGGCAGGGGATCGTTTCAACCACCTGAAATTGGCCCTGCCTTGTGGGGTCAACAAAAGTCGTATAAAGGCAAAGATTTTGAGGATTCGTGAGATAAGTGTCGGGCACCGTCATACCCGAGGGCAACTGCCCACTTACAATTGGAAAGCAAACCTGCTCCGCCACCCCGTTGCCACCACCGCCGTATTGGAACGGGATCAACTGACCCGAGTTATTGGCCGGCGAGATACAAAATCGGCCCGTGAAAGTCGCCTGCGGGTTTACCGACCCGGTGCTCTTCGATTGAATCAGCAGAACGGTTTGCGCGCTGGCACTTATGGCCAGCGTAGACAAAAGAGCAATGAGGAGTTTGCGCGGTCTCATAGATTGATCGTGCTACGAGCCGCGCAAACAGCGCCATTTACCCGATCTGCGTCATGCCTCCGCCGGCAAAGCCGCTGGGCGAGAAACCCCACGAAACAACAAAGGCGGCGATCCCATCGCTCTTAACCGCTGCCGCGGCCAGGGCGTTAGGCGCGGTATAGAGCGATAGATAACTGCTATCCATCGCCAGCGCGCCGGCGGAGGTGATGTAGCAATAAGCGTAAAGCGTGCCCGGTAGAGGAGGCGTATCTGAAAGAGTGAGATTACCGGCCGCGAGGGTAACAATCGCGCCAGACAAACTGCTTAAAATAGTGCCAGTGGGCGCGTTGATGGTGCCCGTACTTCCGCTCCATGTTGGCGCAACAATCTCAAAACTGGCGGTTGGCGGGGTGCCGCTGCCAGAACTCGCGGCGGCCGGTGTCAACCATATCGCGGGCACGAGACTCTGCACAGAGCCGGTGGCCAAGGAACTAACAGCAACGATCATGTAAACGCCGCCGCGGAGCACGGTATCGGTCCACGTGGTGCCGGTGCCATCCCACAGCACAGCCGCATTGGCCCACGGGGTCACCAGGCTTGCGGCCCAGCGTATTTCGTAGTGATCGGCACCGCCGACGGCGTTCCACGTAAATACGGTGTCCGTGCCGCTGCTGAAGGTGCCAATAAAGCTCATCACGTTTGCCGGTGCGTTCGTCGACGCCACAACCGTGATAGACGCGGCAACAGCCGCGCCCACCAGGTTGCCCTGCCAATCAAATCCAACCAAAGAGACGGTATAAGTGGTCCCGATGGTGCCTACAAATGTGCAGCCCTGGCCTTGAATGTTGCCGATGATGTTAGCCACACCCCCCTGCGCCTGCACGGTTACCTGAGCGCCTACGGCGGTGTTTCCGTTTTGCCAGCCCACGGCAATGATCGCTGAGTTTGGCGATCCGGTGAGGAGCCCATTTTGGTATTGCTCAGAAAGCGAGAGGTTGAGGATTGCCGGCGATGAATCAGGCACGCCCACCACCTCGCCATAATTAGGCACCTCGTCTGTATAAATCGAGGCGCTGTATTCCATTGCCGTTATGCTCAGATCAAAATCGCCGGACTGTTTGATGCCGGCCACGCGAAAGAGCTTTGCCGGCTGAGCGCCGGCGCTTTGACCATATGCCCAGGCGCTGTTCGTGCTCGGCACTGCGGAGAACTCGCCGGCCACGGTAATCACCGATCCACCGGGGCCGGCGGATGAGGGCGGCGTGATCGCTACGCCAGTAACATTCAGGTCGTCGATCACGTTGGTATCGTAGAGCTGCACCACCTGGCCGGCAGCCAGGGGAACGGCCGCGGCGGGTCCTGCAGCGGTTGCCAGGTTGAGAGCCGAACCGCCATAGCCGGTGACGATGTACTCGGTGCCATCGGGCGCAACGAGCTTGACGATGCGGCCCGCGGGAAGCGCCGCAGTCATAGTGATTGCAGTGCCAGTGATAGAGAGAATGGTATTCGATCCGCGCAACACGACGGGGTGCTGTACGCTCACCGTCCACCCCGCGGCGGTGGCGAATGTAAGATCAGTGCGCTCTACATTCAATGTGCTGAGAGTAGAGCCCGGCTGCACACGGCCGCCCGCGCCCCACTGCACAACATCATTTTGCATAGCAACCACCGATCCGATCCGGCAGCAGACCGCCTCCACCGGTGCAGAGAATTGGATGGTGCGGAGCGTGGTTTTAGTGCTCATCAGATGGTAATAAGCCCATCGCCATGCCTGGTCGCGGCTGGTGCATCCTGTGAGCCGGGTGCGGGTAATCTTCGGCTGCAGGCCGCTGTTAAGATCGGCGGCCGTCATAACGGAAACCGGCAGATCCATTCTGTAATTTCGAGCGGCGTCGGCAAAATCGCATTCGATCAATGTGCAACGATCATCGAGCGAAACCCATTGCTCCTGAAAGGCATCGCGCTTTGTATTGCCCACCGTGAAAAGTTGCACGGGATCGCCGGGCGCATCGATCACCACCGTGTAACGCATACCTATTTGCAGGACAGAGGCCCGGCTCATTGCGCCGATTACCTGCATGGCGTGCCATGCGTCGCCTGCTTGATCGAACACGCCGGCAAAGATATGGCGGCGCGTTGTGGAGCTGTCCTGATTGGTCACCGTCTCATCGTTGAACGCGGCCCACGCCTCGAAGGCCGGCACATCGATTTGTGCGGCAGGCACGCCCATGCCATAAATCGGATTGGCCAAAAGGTCATAACAAACAACAGCCGGATTATCGTGCTCGTAGCCGGCCAGGCCGGCGGGCAGAACGGTATCCGCGCCAATGTCATGCTGGATGGTGGCCTGTATCTGAATACTGCCGCCGTTGAGCTGAGAGGTTGCCAGCGCCTTAACGCCGATCAGAATCATGTTGGGATAAGCGAGATTTGACCAGGTAACTTCGTTGACGTTCCAAAACCACCCGTCGCAAATGTGCTGAGAATCGGGCGAGTCGGCATAAATCACGTCGTTGTTATTGTCCTGGCAGTAGCCGATCTTTGTAAGCCGACAATCCCATCGGCCAGAGGCGAGGCCGTACACGCTCACGGTGTCAAAAAACGCGGAGAAGGTATCGTTCTGAACAACGCGATAACCCTCCCACCAACTTGTCACCAGCGCCGGGTTGGTGTTCGGATCGCACGGCTGCCATTCGCCTTGAAATGTGGCGGACGTGGTAGAGGTTGAGGTGTCAAGGTTGACGATAGTAACGGTTTCAGTGCTGCTCCACGGATCGCCGGGGGTGTGTGTGCCGTTATCGGTGGCATAGACGATGCCCGATCCGGCGAAACGATCGGTAGGCACCACAACCCACGCCGGCCACGTCTGTATGCCATCCTCGCCCGTCGTCGCGGCGGTGGTGGTGTTATTCGGGAAGAGCGGCGAAACCCAGGCATTCGTGTTGTACGGAGAAACCTCGACTTTATAGATAAACTTGAGCGGCACGTCATTGCCGTCGTTGGTGATGCGGTAAAGGCCCGAAGGGAATTTGACGGTGATCTGCAAGCCCTCAACATCCGTGCCGGTGCCGCGCACGATAATAGGCCCGTTGGCGACGAGCAGGTCTTCCTCAACCGGGTAACCGTTCACTGTGCAATCGAAGCCATCTATAGGCGTCTGGTCGTTGGTGCCATAGCGAACCTGATAAGACGTGTTGAGAAACACCGAGATATCCTGCTGGTTAATGAGCAGGTTGGTTATGCTCTTCGCCACGCCCCACCCGTAACAGACAAGCAGGTTAATATAAGCGTCGGCCCCGTCGAATGTCACATAGCTTGAAATGACATTTCCGCACCACCCGAAGATTCCGTACGATTTTGGAACCGGCACGCCCGGTTGCGCCAGGCCCTTTGGGCCGGTGGGGTCATAGGTGGTGGACCATGCGGGCGAGGCAGGCTGGCCGTGATTAAACGCCCACGAGATAAGCAGACCACCGCCCAGGCCGACGCCGGCGGCAATTAAGCCGGCCTGCTGGGCAGTGAGGTAGCCCATAAAAGAGCCGAACAAGCCCACACCGCCGGCTCCCATACTTATGGCACCTACAACGATAGTGAGAGCCAGCATGGCCACCATCTGCCAAATCTTGCCGCCGGCGGCGCGGGGAAAGAGCACGATCTCATCACCGGGGCGCACCAGGGCGCAGGCGGTTTCGCCCTCCTGCAGCAAGTTGCCATTCAGGCTTATTTTGTAATTGCCGGCGGTGAGCCCGACGCGGACCACAAGGGCTTCGACGCTATCGGCGTCGAGCGGGATCACATCAACCACACGGCGCTGCTCGGGGCGCAGGGGGTTGAGGTTTTCGATAATGCGAACGGTGCGGTTTTCGCGTGGCGGCAGAATCTCAGGAAGCACGTAAGGGCTGGGGGCTGACTCAGCAGCCGCCGAGGTGGCTTGATTCAGAAAGGGGATAATGCCTGTTTCCATCGATAGAAGCCCTCAATTCGAGCGTGCCATGGAAACGAGTTATACCGCTCTCTTACAACACCAGCGCCCTCGCGGGCATGGATCATGTATCCGCCGCCGCAAACGACGCTAACGTGCCAAGGTGGATCGACAGAGGTAAACAGAATGGCGTCGCCGGGCCGCGGATCACTGATGCGCTCCCACTGCGCTGCGGCGGCGTCCAAACCGGATTGATCGCTCGTCCAATTCGGAACGGCACGGCCGAGGCGGCGCTGGATTTCCAGAAGCAGCCCGGCGCAATCGTAGGCGTCGGGGCCGCGGGCATCCTTGCGCCATGGCTTGCCCAGCAAATCTGCCCACACGGAATAAGCGAGAGTGTCCATTAGAACTGAGCGGCAAGCACCGTGCCATTGGTGCCTATGCCTGGGAACGCACCGAACCGCTCCGCATTGTCATGCACTATGCAGCCGTTTGCGCCGTCATAGGTGCCGTCGCAGTTAGGCAAAGAGCCGGTATACCCGCATTGGGTGCCTTTGTAATTGCTCACCCACATGCAAAACGTGGCTCGATAAAGGAACTTGGGAAAGAGCTGGCGCAGGGGGTTGAGCGCGGCGAGGGTGAAGGTGACAATCTCGGCCGTGCATACGGACTTCATCACGGTTGTAGAGATGGCCAGATCGGGCTCACCGGCGGGGTGCGCGGTGTTATAGACGTAAATGTTAGCGG